GTGCAGGTAGCTTATGATATTGACGCAGAAAATCTTATCGCAACTCAATACTATGTTAACGGCTCTTGGCTTACCCGCGAGCCGCGAGCAAATCAATGGCAAGAATGGGTTGATAACGAATGGGTGTTCAATGCCAGTAGTTTTGCAGATACTCTTCGCTTCATGCGAAATAGTAAGCTGGCAGAAACCGATTGGACTCAGGTAGCCGACAACCAACTAACAAATGCGGAAAAAGCACAATGGGTAACGTACAGGCAAGCCTTGCGTGATGTGCCTGCAAACAATTCGTCAGTCAATGATCTGAATGATATAATATGGCCGAATAAGCCGGAGTAAGTGATGATTTACCGATTAGTAAAAGATGATACAGGCGTATCAATACAGGCGACTCTAACTAGAGAGAATGATGGCAGTGCAATTAATTGCTCTACGAGCACTGTAAGGCTGAAGGTAAGAGCCAAAGGTGCAACGTCCACGCTGTTTACTGTAACTGCGGGTAACTCAGGAACTAACCTAGAGAATGGAATAGCGATATTTTCGTTTGTTGCAGGCCAGTTAGATTTAGAAGAAGGTTACTATGAAGGCGAAATAGAAATCACCTTTGGCGATAACACTGTGGAAACTGTATTTGAAACCTTAGAATTTTACGTTCGCGCTGATTTCGCATGATCAAATTATCTGCGGCTTTAAACAGAGCGAAAGCCCAAGTGCGTCAAAATCGCGCTGTATTCAAAGCTATATTCATTTCATTAAGGATACTTGCGAAAGATTTCGTTGATGCGACAGGTATTTCTGATGTACTTGCCAAAATAACAGGCAAGTCTTTGCAGGAAAGCGGAAGTGTATCTGATAATACCGCTAACGAAATAGACAAGCCAAAATCAGAAACTGTTTCATTAACTGAACAATCGCCTAAAAACGTAACCAAACTGAAACAAGATAGCGCGGCATTCACTGAAACGAGCGTAAAAGCGTACGGTAAGAACAGTCAAGAATCCATATCGCTTGCCGATATACAACGTCAAGCAGTCAGCAAAGCCTTAAATGAACTACCGCAGATCACAGATGCGCTCGCATTTGAGGCATTAAAGTCAGTCGCAGAACAGGCGCAAGTCGCAGACAGCCCAAGCAAGGGTACAGCTAAGCCTTTTACCGATACCGCTGGGTTTACAGATTCGTTCCTAATAGCGAGATTGTTCTTACAGGCATTCCCTGAATCGCCATCTGTATCTGATGTTGCTCAATTATTGATCAATTTAAACAAGTCGGATCAAGCGGTTCTTGCAGAGCAGATCAGTCTAGCTTACGCGAAGCTGGCCGCTGACAGTGCAGGAATAGGCGATGAAATAGGCATTGCAGTATCTAAAGGATTAACTGATGCCACTAGCGTTTCTGAGTCTATTGATATTATCAGGCAAAAGGTATTAAGCGATGCAGGTCTTTTGTCAGACAATCAAAGCATGAGTTTCCACAAGTTCATTACTGAAGGGTTATTTGCTACTGATGACCTTGACGGTGAAGCGACAGCACAAGACGATCAGGAAATGTCATTTGTCAAAGTTCGTGCTGATTTTGCGATATTTTCAGATAATGTTTTTAGTACACAAGGCAAGTTAAATAGTGATACAATCGGGTCAACTGATTCGGGTTCTCTGCGCGGGCAAGGATACGCGGAGTTTGGGTATTTTTTAGAGGATTATGTCGGCTACAGCCGAACTTTTTAGAGGTGTAAAATGGTAAACGAAAATTTAAAACTGCGTGGTGATGTTGCTTTGGTCTTAAAAGACAAGAATGGCAATGTAAAAGAAGAGCGCAAAATTCAAAATCTTATTGTATCGGCAGGGTTAGAGTTTATATGTTCGCGCATGACAGCGGGTTCTGCTGGCGTAATGTCACACATGGCATTGGGTTCAGGCACTACTGCCGCCGCCGCAGGCGATACTGATTTACAGTCTATTCTAGGCTCTAGAGAAGCGTTAGACAGTTCTACTGCATCTGCTAATGTCATTACCTACGTTTCGTCTTTTGAGGCTGGCGATGCTACTGGTGCTGTCACAGAGGCAGGTATATTCAATGCCGCGTCAGGCGGGACTATGCTTTGCCATGTTATTTTCCCAGTGACCAATAAGCAAGCTGACGACACGATGTCGGTCACTTGGACTATTACTTTAACTGCATCCTAATTTAGAAGGGGCTTCCAATGTCTACGATAGTAACAAGATCGGGCAAAGGTTCGCCCCTGACTAATACCGAGGTTGATGCTAATTTCACCAATCTCAATACAGATAAGTTAGAGCTTTCTGATCTGTCCGCAGGAACAGGAATCGGCCTGTCTGCGGGCGGGCAAATATCTAATAGTGCCCCTGATCAAACTGTTGCGTTGACGGGTGCGGGTGCTACTAGCATTTCAGGAACGTACCCCAGCTTTACTATTACTAGCACTAACACGACTTATTCTGTTGGTGATGGCGGCTTGACGCAAAACAACTTCACAGATGCTGATCACACGAAGCTAAATGGCATAGAAGCTAGTGCTACCGCTGACCAGACAGCCGCAGAGATCAGAACATTAGTAGAAAGCGCAAGCGACTCAAATGTTTTTACTGACGCTGATCACACCAAGCTTAACAATGCTGGCACACAATCTGTTGTCACTACCGCACCTACCAGTGCCAGTGGCTTTGCTAATGGACACGTTTGGTATGTAGTTAGTTAAGGAGTTGCCATGTCTATAAAAGTCAATGACAGTGGAACTCTAAAAGAGCCTACCCAGATTTTTGCTAAAGCAGATCAGGGTACTCTGTATGGCGTAAATTATGTTGTAGCTAACAACAACGGTACATTATCGACTGTTTGGAATGCGGTGTATGTAACTAGTCGTGACACATCGACAGCGTTTTCTACGACCACCTCTTTTAATACAACAACCACTTTTACAACTACGTTCGCCACAGTCACAGCCCGCGACACTACAACTACTTACACGACTTCTTACGATACAAGTCGCGGTACTTCTAGATCAACCACCACTAGCTTTACGACTTATCCGGTTACTGGGACATCTAGGGCAACGACAACGACCTACACAACTTCCTACAATACGACTAGCGTAAGAGGCACTTCTAGAGCGACCACCACTAGCTACAATACGAGTCGTGCGACAGGCACAAGTAAAAGCACAACAACTTCATACACCACAACGTATGGAACTAGTCGCGGGACTTCTAAGAGTACTACAACGTCCTATACAACTACTTACGCGACTAGCAAGACGACTAGCAAAGCGACCACTACAAGCTATACCACGACATTCAACACGACAGGGACATCTAGTAGCACAAGTTCGCCAGCATTTAGCGGTTCTAATATGGTGATGACCACTGCTATTTCATCTATTTGGTATTACGGTGGTTCAGGTGTAGGCTCTGGAGGTACTAATACAACGTCAATTACATCTGGAAGCACTACCTACAATCGTGGCGCGCTTCAGACTTCTTCTTGGAATCCATACACTGGAACTACAAGCCAATTTAAGATTACTAGGACTGTTACGTCATCGTCTACAACTAGCACTAGTCGCGGTACCAGCAAAAGCACAACGACTTCCTATACGACTAGCTACAACACTAGCAGGACGACTAGCAAAGCGACCACTACAGCCTATACGACTAGCTACAATACATCGCACACTACCGCCCCGACTACGACAACCTCGTTCAATACGACAACCATTTTCGGTACATCGCATTCTACGACAACTTCGTTCAACACAACTGTAACTTTCGGTACTTCTAACTCAACGAGTAAAAGCACTACCACACAGTTTGACACGAATACGAATATACCTGCCAGTCGCTCCACCACGACTTCTTTCACGACTACGTTTGGCACATCAACATCAACATCTAAAACAACTTCAACAGCGTTTAATACGAATACAACGCGCTCCACTAACAGTTTGACAGGAACAAGTCGCGCAACAACAACGAGCCGTGACACAGCGACAGTAGTTTACGAGCGTCTAACTGCAACTGGAAATCAGA